GTCGATCTGGTCAACAAGAACCTGAGAGGTAATGATCGCAATGGTTAAGAGCAGCTATACGTACGAAGAAATCTACGCCAAGAATTTGATGGCGTTCGAAAAGATGCAGGCCAAGAAAGGTCTGCGTCCACCCCTTCCCTGCATGATGCGAAAGGCAGCGCTGGATCAGACATCCGCCGAGAAGAAGGAGGCGAGAGATGATCTTCGTAAGGTTACGTACGAGCTTGTACTCAATGCAATCGAGGTGGGCGAGGTCGTCGCTACACCCGTGATTGCTGACCGATTGGGGACGACGCCGCAGAAGGTAGCAAATTATGTCAACGCGATGTGTGACGAGGGCTACTTGAACAAGCTCAACATGACGCACGGTAAGCGAATGTTTGTATACATGAAGACAGGCAAGGCAATGAAAGGTTGATCGTGCAGGACGCGGTTAGCGTTCGAAACTGTGGCGCAATTTGGTAGTGCTCAACCAATAAACAACCGCCGCCTGTTGGGACATGAGCGTGGTTAGAATAAGCGTCCTGCCCAGATATTGTACCTGAGCGGGACGCGATACACAACATATGGAAATTTAAAAATGGAAAAAGATAACGCTTGGCCCACGACATTGGTGGGCTGGATGCTGGCGATGTTCGCTACGGACATCGTGTGGAAACCAAAAGACAAGGACGAGGAGCCGCCGTTTTGAGCAAGCAACCTGAGATTAAATACGTACGAAAGAGATTGTACGTCACAGACACGAAGACGCCCGCGCTGTCGATTGACGATGATGGTTACGTGCGGTGTGGAGTTACGCAAGAGATGCGCGACAACGACATGCTTGTGCTGGCCCTGACGTTGGCACTGAGGAATGAGGACTGGAAAAAGAAAATGATCGAGCGCGTACGAACTGAGTTGGTAGGCGCGACTACTCCGACGAGTAGGATTTATCGGGTAATGGAATTGATAAAGGGCGGTGACTAACCGCCCTTTTCTTTTAGTTATTATGTGTGCAGGGGGGCACCCGAGAAGGCCCAGCGTCCTACTAAACGAGAGTTGGGTTCACCTGTTCCATTCGACGTGCATAAACGAGCGACGTGTTGGACTGACCAAGCGGGTTGTGGGTGGTATAGCTGGCCTCCACCAGTTTACCCGCACGTGCTAACGTCATGCAACGACTTTGGACTTTGGTGTAGCAACCTTTCTGTGCCTTGTTCATATCCTTCAAAGCTATTTGATTGACGTTGAGGACAGACCAAAGGACATCAACGAATGACATCGCGTCCACGTCTAGTATGCCGATGATCATGTCGTCGAGTTCAGAGTTGTCCATGTCTAGTAAAATACTAAACATTTGTTCTCTTATATCATGCAAGCTGGGTGTGGCAGTCACAGTTTCCACAACTGATCTCGGGGTCTGAGTTGTGACAACCTTCGTGGTCTGTGGATCTTCGTCTACTACGATACCGTCTTCGTCGTAGTAGTCTTCGTCCTCACCTACGATGTAAGTTTCCTCATGGTTTACGTCCAGATATATGGCGATGTACTTTGCGACGTAAGATCGCTCTGGATAGTTATCCTTCATCTGTGCGTAGTATCTGTCTCCGATGGCCACGTTGGTTGCCTGTGCCATGTTGACTGATATGTAACATGTATCTCCATCACTGGTCTGGGCGTAGGCTGATCCACTGATGGTTAAGTTTGTAATCTCAAGGACTGAAGTTGTGTGATTTGTCATTTTTAGTACCGTATCTTTGGCGCATCGTTAACGATGCAGGTGATTATTAAGCCAAGAGTTGTCACGTCTTGGGCCGCTCAATAAGCACCGAAAGTTATGGTAGTTGGTATGGAAATACCTTAGCAGGGGAGCGCCTTCGTCCACTCGGCCACGTCTCCGTGGATCGGAATAGTCGGTACGCTTCTGATCTGCAATAGGTAAACACATAAATCTTTTCATAACTTTCGGTCTTCTGTTTAGTTGTGTGGCTGACCCAATTACAGGGACATCACGGCTGCTTTATGATCCTCATAGGTGGTGTTCATGTAACGCATCACCATCTTTAGATCTGAATGCCCCAGTAAATCTGCGATTACTTTGGGCGGTATTCCGTTACGCGCAAGACGCGTAGCGAATGTGTGTCTTAGGGTGTAAGGTGACTTTCTTATTTCTAGCCTGTCAGTAACCTTACGCCAGTGATACCCAATCTGTTTGTTAGTTTCGAACGGTCGCCCGTCGATCATGAATGGGTATGCCGCAGGGGGTGGATCACTGCGCGGGATTGTTAAGAGTGCCTTGTCGTTGAGGGGCACCCGACGCTCCCTGAGTTCTCCGTCTGCACCTTTGTACGAGCCGAGGACTACAGTGTTGTTACTGAAGTCTACGTTGTCATAGGTCAGACGCATCGCCTCAATAGGACGAGCACCAGTGTGGAGTAGGAAGTTGCAAAGGCGTCGGATGTCTGGATGCAAGTCAGGAAAGATTGTGTCGATCTCTTCTTGCGATAGCGTATCCGTTTTGTGTTTGCCTTCACGCGGCTTCTTTAACTTTACTGGTTCACGTAACCCGAGGGATGCAGCGAAGTTGAGTACGCCTTGGAGTTGGTTAAGGTCTCTGCGAATTGTTGAGTTCGCATTGCCACGATTGACATGCTTCTCCTCTACATATTCTTCCACGTCGTTGAGGTCGATCTTGTTGATCTGAAACTCTCCGAAGTGATTGACGAGACGCATGACGTACTCCTTGGTTGATTTGCTGCTCCCAGTATGGGGCGATTTGAGATAGCGGCGAGCGACAGATTTAAATCTGTTCTGTGCTCCGTGGATTGATTTCTGTCCGAGCTTTATAGTTCCTGCTAAAACCTTGGCTTCGTACTCAGCGCATAGTTCTTTTGCATGTACGTAGTCATTGGTTCCTAGAGAATGTCGAACGCGGAAACCTTGGAACGAGCCAACCGCTTGATACATTTTTCCACCGCTGCGCTTCTTAACTTTGAAGAGCGGCAAAGTTTAGTCCTCCTTTCGATACAAGTTTTCATATGGGTCGGGCTTGGAACCGTCGTAAGCTCTAGCCCAGTCGATTGGTAAGCCGCCCGAAGATCGTTGGTACTCAGTCGGGTCAACGCGGTCGAGTATGTCGTGCATTACTAAGGCAGCTTGGCCTCTAGTTTTGGTGCCGACCTTCTTACATACGGCCCGAACGTGCAGCTTAACAGTGTTCTCTGCTATATTAAGAACGTCGCCTATGGCTTTGTTTGACCAGCCTTCTATTAAGAATTGGGCAGTAACATGCTGCTTCGCTGTCATGGTACGAAGTAGAGACAGCTCGGCGGGTGCAACTGGGCTGGCAGTGTCCTTGATAGCTGGTGCGCTATTTGTACTTTGCAGCAGGAGATTGGTGATGATGTCGAGCTTCGCTTCAAGCCGAGCAAGTTCGAACCGAAAGTTTTGTGTGTTGTTTGACATTGTTTCATACTGATCCATGATTGATTTAAAAGGCCCAGGGGTTTCTGGACTGTCTCCTATGTAGTGGTTATGATACATCTTTGTCAACACCTTTCGATCTGTTTAGGCACACTTCTCCTTCAAGCTACTGTTACTGCTACGTTATTATTTTTATTAAGTAGGCTATAAGATATGCACTACAAATGTATCGGTGAAAACACCAAGTGATTTGGCGCTAAATTCCAAGCGCCTTGATCGCTATGTGCGTGTCACTAAAGTCTATACTGCTTGAGACCTCTCGCACTCTTTCGGCGTATGATCCCCACACCTTTATCAAGAAAGGGGTCGCAGAAAGATACCGATAGTTTGGTATAGACCTGTCGCTGGCAACCCAACCTTCGGCCTCGCAGTCGTTTGCAATCGTCTCGGCAGAGTTGCGACTGATGCCAAGTAACTTGGCGGTATCTGTTATAGTTGTTAACTCTTCGTGAAGAGTATTTCGTATGACCAGTACACCGAAACAACGTCGCGCATGAGACGATAAGAAGTAAGCGCGAGTACGCATTTGCTTCTTAGGTAAGTCTATCTTTGGTTCTAATATTAGAAGCTCGTACTCCAGTTGAGACAGTTGCGCACTGTATTTTTTAATAAGTTTATCCATACTTCATAAATGCAAGCGAATATTTAGGGATCAATACATTATTTGCACACCTTTTGGTGCGTCTCGTTGTGTACGAGTATGTCCTTGAACAAGTCTTCGTCCTTCTCGATAAGGAAGTTAACTGTGTTTTCGTTCTGAAAGTATAGTGGCTTGGCTATATCACAATACGTGTCACCACTAATCGTCGCGCATCCACTTAGTAGCGCGATGATACAACTCATCTTCATCAAGGTCGTTAATCTCATCTGTGATTTTCCTTTGTGATCTGACGTTGGCTAGGCGCTTCTCGTCTATCTTGCGCTTGACCTTATCGGTTCCCCGCGCGACGCCTGCCGAATAAATTCCAAGCAAACCGAGTACGAACGCCGCGCCAACCAGCGCGTATAGTTGAAGTTTTTGCATACCGAACATTTAATGCCAGCCTTCTGCCCATGCTTTTAATCGTTCCCGCATTATGAAGAGACCGAACAGGATAGTGATGCCTGCAAACCCGAGGATAATATACTGAGCATTCTGGTCGATGCCTGATAGCGCAGTGATAGTTGTGCCTGCGCTTGCGGCGACAGTTGCAGCAGAAGCCTTGACCGTTTTACTTTGGCCAGCTTTCGTACGCTCTGGTTTCTTTTGCGTTGCTTCAGAAAGAGACATGCCGGCCAGCCATTTCTGTACGCGGAAACCTGGGCACGCCTTGGTACTTACTCTGTTATGTCCGATCACGTTGTCGTTCTTGACGTTGAACTGTTCTTGCAGCTCACGGATCAGGGAGTACGCACGGGCAAGCTGCACGGGAGTGTAGTGTTCTGTTGCTAGGTCGTCAGCGTCGGAGCCGAAGCCACCGATTAAACAGATCGCGATTGATCCTGTGTTGTGACCCTTCTGGGCGGCGGGAGTTTTTTCAAGGGGGCGACCCTGTACGACCTCGCCGTTGCGGGAGACTAGGTACGAGTACCCAATCATGTCGAAGCCACGCTCGCGGTGCCACTTATCTATTTCTTTTAGCTGTTCGTTGATGCCATCTGCTGACATCCAATCTGGTCGAGTGGCACTACAGTGTACCACAATACTATCTATCTTTCTCATAGGTCAAACTCCCGACGTAAAGTTTCAAATTGACGTTCTCGTGTGAACTCTCGGGGATTAACTTTAATAGAAAACGGGGGTCTGTCGTCCCATCTACGCGCAAACATTAGCTCTTGGTCGAGGGCCACAAAGATGTAGACGCCATCGTAAGAAGCTCGTCGGTGTGGGTTTACTTTGAAGTCGTATCTCTTGGTACGGCAGACCAGATCTGATCTTTCCTGCGGGCGCTTGGATGACTTGACCTGTACGCGTACGATGCGTCCACCAGGGAGTGCTGCCCATAGGTCATCATACGGTAGATCTACATGAGTTATACGAAGACCCATGTTCTCCATGATGTACGCGGCATAAAACTCTGCGGCTCGCCCGCTATATATATTGTCTTGCTCTGCCAATCATCTGTTGCGCAGGAGTGTCTCGAGGTGAATGATAGTTGTTTTGGCTGCTGATAAATCTGAACGTAGCTCCGCTATCTCTTTCAGTAGTGCTTCTATTTGCGAGGTCTTTTCGTCCAACTTGTCCGCCAGTCTGTCCACCTGTGTCTTTAGTGTAGTTTGGTATTCAGCGTTGGCATCCCGACGTTGCTTCTCACGTACGGCCATGAAGGACCAGAAGCCAGCACTGCCTGCGATTGCGACAGCTATGGTAATAATATGTTCTAGGCCCACCATCAATTCCTCAACTTCTGCTATCGGCTATCAAGCCGCTCCGCACCAGCGGAGCTGCTGCTGACGAAGTGTTCATCTGTATGCAACGAACACTATACGAACCGTTACTAGGCTTCGTCTTTTCTAAAACCTTTTCGTAATCCACCAACTCTTTGTGGCACGAGCTGTGGCTTTCAAACAGCAAGGGAGCCGCATGTATCTTGTACTCACTACCCATTATTAGGAGGACTACCATCACATACATTACACGACCCCCTTGTACCAAAGGACATAGTAAGCAAAGCCACCGAAACCCGATGTGGCGATGAGGCCAGCGATGCAATACGAAATGATGACCAGTCTTCTTTCCGCCTCTTCTTCAGCTCGCTTCTGAGCTTCCGCTCTCTTGCGTCTTGCCTCGGCCTCGAACTGTACGAAGCGTTCCCAAGTCCCTGGCTTTCCATACAACATGCAAATTGAGCGAAGGGAATTTCTGTTGTCCTTCATCTCTTCAAGTTTCTGAAAGGCTTCGAAGTCTGATGCACCCTTGCCAAGAAGGTTGGTGAAAGGGGAACTCTTTTTCTTGCTGGCGTCTTTTAACTTGGTCTCGCTGTCTAGCATCACGCCTATAGATGAAGCGACGGAAGACAACTCACGACCATTTGATACAGCTTTCTTGATAACTGCGTAAGCAGAGTTAGCTGCGCTTGCGAGGGCTATTACTTCGGCTACTGCCACGGCGTACAACTCCATTAACCGACACGGTAGTTTTGGGTGTACGTAATATTTTCTGCCGCGCAGACTTAGCTGCTCGACCGCGTTTTGAATTTGGGCTTGATCTACGTGCCATTGAAATAAAATAATGCTTTCGTACGAGAGTGTCGTCCTTTGCATATGGTGTTGTAGGACACATACCTACATTCGGAGGTGACTTAGTTGTACACTTGAACCTGGATACATTCTATTGTCTCCAGTTTGTCGTTCACCAAGACAGAAGCTATACGTAATTCTGTCATACACTTAGTCTCATTGTCGAACGAACCTAAGTGATGATAGCTAACACCCACATCTGGTACTGCACGAAACCAGATAAGTAAGAACAGAACCTTCACAAGAACCCTCGCTTTTCAAGAAGAGCTGCGTA